TCGGAAAGAATAACAATAATAAATGTCCGATGATGATGACCTAAAAGCAAATTTAAAAAAGTTTAAAAAGAAACCAAAATTAACAGTACCTGCCGATTTCTTAGATAACGCAAAAAGTTACGAAGACAAACAGGCCTTGGTGCAAATTTTAGCTGACAAGGAAAAAAACAAAATGATTTTATTAGTCAAGTCTATGTTAAAGGATGCTGTGGCTAATAGAGGCAAAAAGTGAGAAGATTAACTATTTTTTTATATTTTTGGATTTTGGGCACCTTATCTTTGCATGTAGGCGAACTTTTTGCTATAATATTTTTATTAACTGCCTTTATGATTTTCTACAACCTAGCCGAACAACTTGATGAGGAGGATTAATGGCTATATGGAAAGTATCACCATACTATAAAAAATCTTGCGAAGAACACGAACACTACTACAAAGACGAGCAAACAATAACTAGAAAAACCGGATATCGCGGTGCTACGTTTATTGTAGAAACCGTTGACGACAATCCTCCAGAGTTTGAATTTGATTATGTGCCCGGTGGTGATGGCAGACTCGATAGTATTAACATGTACGACTGCTGTGTTAACAATATTGAAAATGTTGAATTAGACAACATGTGGGATGGATGTTGGGAGGACATTGAATTTCCTGAAGACATGGATGAAGAAGAACAAGAACGACTGCAAGAACTTTTTGACGATTCCAGCATTTACGAGGTGTTAGAAGGTGACGAAGGATGGAGTCAAAATGATACAGATGCATGGATTTGGGGTCCTATACTTATCGAGGACCAAACAGGTAATCAAGTTAGAATTATCTGTGCCGACAAAGAAGGTAACGTTGTAGATTTCAAAGAAAATGACAACGATGACATAACGTTTGACGACTTAGAAAAAATAAATGCAGCAAGCGAAACAGAAATCATTAAACCAATGGCTGCTTGGCCATTTCCACTTACTCAAAATGAAGGAAAAACTATGCAACTCGAAGATAAACTTGCCAAGGTAAATGACAACTTTACCGTTTACATGTATGACAACGGTTACATGTTAGAAATAAGTGGCCGCACTGATGCTGAAGAATGGGCTACTGCCAAAATTCTTTGTAATAGCCTTGATGAACTAGTTGCTCTAATCACAGAAGCTACTGCCATGGAACGTGACTAATGAAAGAGTTAATAATTTCAGATGCAGAGTTTCGAAGTCTAGTGCAAAAACTCTGCAGAGATATAGCTAATAGTGAATGGCGACCTGATTACGTAATAGGACTTACTCGCGGAGGTTTGACTGCTGCTACAATGATTAGCCATTATTTTAATGTTCCTATGGAAACATTAAAACCAAGGGCCGAAAGTAACTGCTGGATGGCCGAAGATGCTTTTGGTTATGTTCCCGAAAACGAACGCGGTGAATCAGGTACAGAAACAGATCCTGCTTATCGTAAAAAGATTCTCGTAGTAGACGATATCAATGATACCGGTGCTACTCTTGAATGGATTAGAGCAGATTGGCAAGCTTCTTGTTTACCGAGCAATCCGGCATGGCAGTCTATTTGGAATAAGAATGTAAGATTTGCAGTGTTAATTAATAATGATGCCAGTCCATATGAAAAAGTAGACTACAGCGGACGCAATATTAATAAGTATGAAGATCCTTGTTGGGTAGTATTCCCATGGGAATCGTGGTGGGAGCAATGATTGCACTTCCACCGGGATGTACCGTCACATATGCAGTATGGATTGATGTTGATCGTCTTACCGACGAAATGATCGAATGGTATCGTTTAGTTGGTGGTACCGTACGTCAAGATACCTGGTACGACACTCGTGGCAGAGAGCAGTCGGTATATTATGTAAGTTATGGTCGTGGCAAGCGTTGTCACCATCATCACAACGGCACAGGTGGCACCAAACTACACTTCAATGGTGAAGATGCTTCTGCTGCTAGTATGTTTATTATGAAGTTTTTTGACCATATAACAGCAAACAATTTACAACAAGCAATGCAACGTCAAGCTCGAGAAACAGCATAAACCTCAACAAATTCTACTTATGTATACCAAACTATATTCAAGGACAACTTAGTGAGTGATGTTTCGCTATTACCGCCAGCTGATCATTATCAATATTTTTCTCATCTTTTTCATTCCAAAACGTTGATCTCATATGAGAAATATTTGCCAAATCAAATTCCCAATTGGCCTTATCCAAGTCTTGATTTAAAAAGATTTCAAAAATTATTTCTTGAGGATCTTAATTATGTAAAGGATTGTAAAATTTTAGATCTTGGTTGCCATATTGGGTATATGTCTTACATTGCAAAATACCTAGGAGCTAAGTCTGTACACGGTGTAAATTCTCGAAAATTTCCTTTAACCATAGCCAATTATGCATTTTCTCAACTCGGAGTTACTGATTTTAAATTTGAACAACACAATATTGAAGATTTAGATTTTCTAAAGTCAGCATGTCAAGATAAAGATACAGTAATCCTTACACAAGTGCTGGAATATATGAAAAATCCATATGCTTTACTAGAAACTATTTCTAAGAGCGATATTAAAAATATTATTTTTGAGAGTTCGTTATTAGATGACATATCTCCTGCTAAGTTAGATTATTATTTTCAATCAACTGAAAGTGATTTTATTGGATATGACGATAATCCTGATAAAAAAATAACTGTTGTTTCTGTACCAAATCTTGCATGGATAGAAGAAATGTTCTATTGGTTTGGATGGAAAATTGAAATTCATAGACTAGAAAGACATTTTAACAAGAATCATTTCAGTACACCCGGGCTAGAAAAATTTCCACCAAGAACACATAAATCAATAACAATATTGTGTAAAAAATTTAATACAAATGATGTTAATAAAAACTACGAACACTAATTCAAATTTGATAAAAAAACAAGATAAATATCAGTCACAGCGGCCTTCCTGGCTCTTCATCCCGCTTTACAAATTCTGCAGGCCTATGTTAAAATTTAATATAGGAGAATACAATGCTTTACCTCAATGAAACTAACCCACCAAGAACTTACAAGTATGTAAGTACCAAAGAGTATCACGACGCTTTTCCATGTGCATATAGACAATGGCGTGCTGACAGCCATTGTAATCTAATTCATGGTTATAGTTTTAGTATGAAATTTTACTTTGGTACGGATCATTTAGATGTGCGTAATTGGGCTGCCGACTATGGCGGCTTGAAAGAATTGAAAGCAGTATTAGAAGATCAATTTGATCATACCTTACTAGTAGCCGAAGATGATCCTGAAATAGAAACTTTTAAACTGCTACAAGAAAAAAAATTAGCAAAATTAACGATACTTCCAAAACTGGGATGCGAAGGGCTAGCAGATCAGTTATACAAATATGTAAATGGTGTATACATTCCTGACATGTGGGGACCTAGTGAAGCTGAACGTTTATGGTGTTATCGTGTAGAAGTTCGTGAAACACAAAGTAATATGGCCTTTAGAGAAGGTCACCGTGAATGGGATGAAGATCTCTTTGCGTAGTATCTGGAGGCTTTGGGCTAAAGCACTAGGCGAAAAATCAGGATCTACGGATGTAGAAGCAAACAAGATTGCTTGCATCCGTACCGCCATTGTGTTGGTATACATTATAACAAACCTGTTTATCATAGCAGGTATTATTAGACATTGGTAAATTATGAGTAAAATAAAAGTAGCAGAATTATTTTATAGTATCCAAGGTGAAGGCCGCTATATGGGTGTGCCTTCTGTTTTCTTACGTACATTTGGTTGCAACTTTAAATGTGCAGGCTTTGGTATGTCCAGAGGGCAACTAAGCGAGGAAGCTAATGCAGTAGATCCCAGCAAGTACAGTAGGTACGAAGACCTTCCACTTGTAAGTACTGGATGTGATAGTTATGCGTCGTGGGATCCAAGATTTAAAGATCTAAGTCCTATGTTAACAAGCGATGCGATTGCGGAACGTATTATGGAGATTCTTCCTCATGGTAAATGGCGGGACGAACATTTAGTTATTACCGGTGGTGAACCATTACTAGGTTGGCAACGCAGTTATGAGGATTTACTTAATCATCCTAGGATGAAACGATTAAAAGAAATTACTTTTGAAACTAACGGTACACAGGCATTAACTAAAGAGTTTAAACATTATCTAGGCGAGTGGACTGCTGAGTCTCGGGATAGAGAAGTTACATTCAGTGTAAGTGCAAAATTGCCTGCCAGTGGCGAGCAGTGGGAAGAAGCTATTCTTCCTGAAGTTGTTTGTGATTATGCTACAGTAGGATACACTTATTTAAAATTTGTTGTTGCTACCGAGGAAGATGTAAATGACGCAATTAAAGCTAAAGATCAATACCGGAATGCTGGATTCAAAGGTCCAATCTACTTGATGCCAGTAGGCGGAGTTGAAAGTGTTTACACACTAAACAATCGACGTGTAGCAGATCTAGCGATGCGACATGGATTAAGATACAGTGACAGATTACAAGTGCCATTATTTAAAAACGAATGGGGCACGTAAATTCACCTTGCATTAATATATGCAAGCTCGACGAAAATAAAATTTGTATAGGTTGTTATAGAACATTAGACGAAATAGCTAATTGGACAAAATATACAGATGAAGAAAAGCAAAACATAATTAATCAAGTGCAAAATAGAATTCAAGGAGAATCAAATGTTTGATTGGTTAAAAAAGAAACCAGAACCTAAACAAGAAACACCAAGAAAAATTAAAAAGGAAAAAAGTCAAAAAGAACTAGCTACAGAAGCAGGCGAACCTTATGTGAGTGTGGTCAGTGTTGAATTAGACCCAGAAAACGTGGGCAATGGTTCTTTTGAACTTGACTGGAATGAAGTTTTTGTTGCTCGCCTAGTAAAATCTGGATTTATGTTGAAGAAAGAAGATACTGACGCGGAAATCGTTGATCGTTGGTTCCAGAGCGTATGTAGAAATATTCTTAACGAGAATTTTGAACAATGGGAAGCTAATCAACCAATTGACACTAGACCTCGCAGAGTAGATAGAAATAATATTGGTAATGGTCGCACCGAAATATCATGATTTTATATGTCAATGGTGATAGCCACAGTGCCGGTGGAGAAGCAGTGTCTCCTGCAACTTTTTTGTGTGACGATGACAAATATTTAAGATTAGGAATTGAAGACCCTATTTTACAATTAGTGTGGGGGGATGAAGCACGGTGGGCACCGTACCCAACAAATCTCGAGAAGTCATATGGCCAAGTGTTGGCCAACACATTTCATGCAGTTTTGCATTGTCATGCTCGATCTGCTGGATCTAATTTTAGAATAATCAGAACTACCAAAGAATACTTACAAAATAATAAACCTAATTTAATTATAATTGGGTGGAGTACCTGGGAAAGAGAAGAATGGTATAATGAAGATGATAATGTATGGTATCAGGTAGGTGCCTCGGGCCACGATAGTGTTCCAAAAAAATGGTCCGATAGGTATAAACAATTTGTAATAAATGCAAATTGGTCGGAAA